ATATCCACTAGTTAACCAGTTAGATACTTTTTTGCACCAACCAAACATTAAAAGGATCCTCCGTCAATAGTTTCTACAGTTACCTCACCTGAACTAACTGCAAAGTTATCAGAATGGAAACTAGCAACACCGATATTGTTATTACTTGCTAATTCACCAACTATTTGTAATTGATTTCCACTAGCGATTGTATTAATACCTTCGCCAGCAAGAAATTCTAAAGTACCTTCAATAGCAACTTGACCTTGCGTTGAAGTTTCATCTTTAAAATATATTGTAGGATTTGCTAATTTATTAGTTGCAATTGACCCACCTAACATAGAGTTAGTAATACCTAATGCTTTAACTCTTAATTCGTCAGCGATAACTTCTATAGAAGAATCATCAACTTCAACATCCATTTGGTTACCATCTTTTGACAAAGCGGCGCCGGCAACAATTTGACCTGCACCAGAAAATTGTGATACATCTAAAGAAGTTGTTCCAAATGTTGGAACACCTGTGTGTGTAAATGTATAACCGTTATTTGCATTTAAAGTTCCTTCTTCAACAAATACGAAAGACCCTCCTGTTAATTCAGATGGTTGGTCTTCTGGAGTTGCTCTTGTTAATACGAAAGCAGTTGAACCAGTACCTACAGTTGTCACTACATAAATTCCGTTTTCAGCAGCTGTAGTTTGGTCTTTAACTAAAATTCTATCGTTAACACTTGGTGTTGATCCATCAAGTGATAATGCACCGTTAGAACTTGCTGTTAAAGTTGCACCAACACCTGCTGTTCCATTTGCATAAGTTGATGATAAATTTGCTGTTGTACCTAATCTACAAGAAGGTTTAGTATCTAAACCTTGAGCAACTTGGTCAACATACATTTTGTTTGCAAGTGAATTATCTGTAAAACCTGCTCTATCTTCATAACCACTTGGTACTATAACTGTACCTGTTCCGTGTGGTGATAAATTAATATCTTTATTACTTGCTGTTGTTGAAACTGATTGACCATTAATTGTAAGGTCATCTACTACTAAAGAAGTTAATCCTGCAATATCAGTTTGAGTAGCACCAAGTTGTAAAGTAGATGAACCTAAAATAGTTTCACCATTTGTATCCAACTTAGCATTGGTTACTGCGTCATCTTTTATTTGGTCTGTATCAACACCAGAATCCGTAATGTTAAAGGTTACAACATTATCTGTAATTGCTGAATCAAGACCAGTACCACCTAGAAATTGTAAAGTTTCGTTAGTATTATAAACATCTGTACCAACATCACCTGCTAAATCTATGTTTGAGAATACTGTTTGAAATCCTAAATTACCAGCACCATCTGATTTTAAAAACTGTCCTGCTGTTCCATCTCCGTCTGGTAATGTAAATGTTGTTGTTGAGGTTACTTGATTAGGTGCTTTAAGACCAATAAATGATGAACCGTTATTTGTACCTTCATTGAATTTTACTTGTCCGCCAGCACTAGGATGATTACCTACTATAAACTCATCTACTGCTTTATTTGAATCTACTAATACTGCACCACTACCTGTTAAACTACCAGCGACATGGTCTAACATGTCTGTGAAATATTGTCCGCCAATTACTGATACATTATTTGCGTCACCATTACCATCTACACCACCTTCACCTATAAAGATTCTATCTCCTAGGTTTGCTTGTGTTCCTGTTCCATAAGTATATGCTAATTCACCTAATTTTAATGTTCCTGGTGCTGTTGCCGCCGAACTTCTTTTTATCTGTATTACTGTTGCCATATGCTATTTTAAAAACTCCCACAATTGAATAATAGTGTACCTGTTGTGGTCACTATTTCTGTTTTTGCTACAAATTTCTCATCACTTGCTCTGTATTGTAATAATGCACCATCAGCTATAGATGTTGTATCCACATCACCTAATAATTTTAAAGAAAGGGAACTATTTTGAGCCGCCTGACCAGACGGTAAAGCTACTGAAACTTGTTGAGGTCCAGAAGCTGTATTTACATTTATTTTTGCTGTTATATCTGGCATTTCTCTCTATTATATTTATACCAAGTATTGGTATTTTATATCTCCCTTTTGTATATTTATAATAAAAAGTAGTTGAATTATGTGGTTACTTGTGGCGACACATTGATAATTCCTTCAATAACTCTAGTGACATCTCCACTTGCTGTTTTTGTAATTTCTAAATCATAGACATAGCGTTCAGCGTCAAGAGCAGCTGTTTGAGCAGCAGTCAAGGTTAATGCTACCACACCAGTTGTTGGTGTAGCATCCACGGTAGCAGTAATTGTTGTTCTTGTTCTTGTTGAAGAATACCCTTTTGCCATTTTAGCAGCTGCTGTATAACCAGTTAGGTCAAAAGCATTTCCATTGGCATCCTTAACGGTAACATCTGAACTAAAACTAGCACCTTGGTCTACAGTTAAATTAGCTATTGCGGCCATTACTTATCTATTTTTTCTTTTTTTAATAATTCTACTATTTTCTTATTATAATGTGCTGTTAATACATCAATTTTTTCAATTTCAAGAGTATGTCTAGTTTTAGATACCTGCATTTCTTGTCTTACTGTTAAGTAATTCTGTAATTCAGGACTAAATTTACTTTCATCATACTCTTTACCATCAATTTTTAATGTCATTATATACTCCTTTGTTATAATATATGGTATATTTATAACGCATAAATAAGTATATAGGAGATAAAAATATGGCTAATTGGGCACTTATAACATACACTAGAGTATCAACTGATAAAGCTTGGCCAACACCAGGCGCAATGGGCAGTTTTGCCTTTTATGGCAGCGATATAATAAATAAAGTTACTGAATATCAGAATACAGAACCAAAGAAGATAATACATTATTCAACAGCAGATTCAGCTGATGGTTTAAAAAAATACTTCAAAATTGGATTTTTAGATTTAGATACTGCTTTATCTTTTGGTAATACACCAGAAAATCTAGCAAAGAATGAATTGAGAGATAACTTTTGTAATAATCCTGATAACGGAATAACTTGTTTAGTTGATGGAGATTTAGATGATGAACCTTCTATTCCTGCTTAGGTAAATCAAAGACATCTACCATTATATATTTTCAACTTTAATAAATTTATTTACATCATTAGCTTCTAGTGATTCAAACATATATTCAACCTCTGGTAAAACTTCACCATCTTTTTCTCGTAATTGACCTCTCATCCAACAAGTATCATTTAAAAAATCTAACCATGATATATACAATTTTCTATCTACTGCATAATGATAACAACAATTTTTACCTTTACATCTTTTATCCATAAATCCAGCCATAATTGTTTTACTTAAATCTTCTTTAGTCGTTAATTTCTTTTCTAACATTAGATTTAGCCATTCATTTGTGGTATATGGTTTTAAATCATTGCCATCTTTATCTTTAATATAACGACCAATATTTCCTTGTGACCTATAGGCAATTTCTCGTATAACTTTAGGATATCTCTTAGCTATAGTAAATACATCTTCCATATGAGATTCATTAACTCCCCTTGTAAGTACCATACCAATAGTAATGCGTCCTAATCCTATTTCATTACAAACATCTAACATTTTTAATTTTTTATGTACGCTATTTTTATCTGCATGATGTATTTCTGCTAAGCGTTCACTTAACCCACAACTAAAATCCATGTGTATTCGCATCTTTCCTTTTTTACTATGTTCTTTTAATTTTTTAGCAAACTCTATATCTTGTCCTATTCTATATCCATTCGTTGATAAATAACATGAATGTCCAGCCTCAAAAATTATGTCTATGATTTTAAAGAAATCTTTGTGTAATGTAGGCTCACCTCCAAGTAATCTTATTTCAATTGGGTTAGGAAGTCTATTAATAACTTCTTTAAATGAATCCACATTCATATCGGGTCTAGGCATTACTGGATTATAGCATTGATTACAAGAATAATCACAACGCAATGTTGTATCAATGAATACAAAAGGAAATGTATTATCTTCTATAGGAAATTTCTGTATTGACTCATCATTAAATATATGTCCAAGATGACTTTCATTACCTAATAATTTTTTATTACTAACTCTCTCATATACTTCTTTATTTTTATGAGCATCTTTATAAAGTTTTATAGTATCTTTTGATAATCGTGTACGAGGTTTCATTTTTATCTATCTGGATAACAAACCATTTGTTGTTTTTTATAATATTCAAAGAATGGAGCTA